CGGTGGTTACTCTACAATATGCCAATCCTCTGCAAGCATGTCGGTCTGACTAGCCAACCAACCTATAACGATTGTGTTTTGTGCTGTTTTCATGGCGATGCTGCTTGTTATAGTCGGCTCTCTTTCATACTCGCCGTATCCGTATTTAAGAGCATTCTGGAACTCTGCCCCTTTTATCAGATACAAAAACATTCCTTTGCCGTTCCAGCCGCTTCTTGCAACTTCCTTTCCGGCTTTCAGTGCTTCCAGCGCTTCACCGAAGGTCAGTCTGTTCTTTAAATCTGCCATATTTTTTCTCCTTTCAGGCATAAAAATAACATCTGAATAATCAGATGCTAATTTTCGATTCATTTTATTGTTTGGTCAGGATTGATTTTTGGAGCTGCTGCAAATCGCATTGTACAGGTCTGCCATAGCGCTGCACAATATCGCATAGCCTTGCGGATCGTCAAATGCATCCGGTGTAACTTCCGCCATTTCTTCCAGCTTTTCCAGCAAGATCTCTTTGGCTCTTTCTTCCATGGCTCCTCCTTTCGGGCATGAAAAAAGCGCACCGATTGGTACGCTTTTGCATTTTTCAGTTAATGTGCGAATGGGCAATCCTTTAGCGCTTTATCACGTTGGATTGCAATTTCTTTCAGCCTTTTCCGAATTGCTTCTTTTTCTTTTTCGTCTGTTGCTTTCCTAAGCTTTTGATACAATTCATATTCCTCATCTGTAAGGCGAATTATCATAAAACATCACTCCTTATAGAAAAACCGCTCTGATTCCTCAAAGCGGTTTTCAAAGATTAAAAAGTCATTTGGCAGGCGTACACTTCTCCTGCGTCCCTCGGATTGCTCCTGTCAGTACCATCGGCGTGTGGACTGTACGAACTCCTCCACCTCAAATAACTTTCTAAATCTAGCTTTTACTTCTAAGAGCTTTTCCATCATATTCGGCTTTATCACTTCAGTTCAATCAAGCGTTGCCATGACTCTGTCGTTTTATGGATGGTTTAATCTTCAACTATTTCAAATTCATTTGCTGGAAAAAGAAAATCTTCTTCGGTTTCATCCACAATGCGATATGCGCCATCTTCAACCGAAATGACATCATACACTTTGTTTTTTATTAAAGAAACTTTATAATATTCTCCGATATATTTTACTTTCATTTCTTCGACCAGCCTTTCACTTTCAACTCACGAATACCGACGTTTTCTTCTTCGAACCAGTGTACATTCGCATTACGCACAGTGCCGTCAGAATCACTGATTTGTACATATCCTTTTGCATGAAACCAGTTATCCGATACGCCGCCGTAATTATCAACAAGAAAATTACGCACACGCAATTCTTTTTCAGAACCTTTTCCTGCAAACACCTCATATTTATCGAAAACAGGATTAGTAATATAAGAACTATTTCCATCGGGTAATTTCACACAATAATTTCCAAGAACTGAACGCGTTGCAATCGTTTTCCCGGTTTCTGTAGTTCGATATGTTATCTTACTTTTTAGTATACCACTTTGGTGAGTAGAAGTCAAGTCGCTGTCTGTCTTTTTTATACGGAATGTTCCATCAGACTCGGTTATCAATTGTAATTGCCCTTCTTTTTTCGAGCTCTTTTTCGGGAGCGTTCCGCCCTGCGCAACAAATTCCTCTTCTGACATGATGGAATAAACCAAAATACATCTGCAATTGATGTCTTCTTCTGCAACGCCGAAATGCCCCGGGCAGTCTGCTTTTGCACCGCTTTTGGATTCAAACTGTTCTAAAGCGTGCACCGTTTTACCATTCAGATGGCGGTGTGTGTCCCGAACGTCACCGTCCAGCGTAGACCGCCATGTTTTCACATCTACATAGCCGGTCCCATCCAATAGGTCTGCTGTTTCTTCTGCCACGTCCTGAAACCCGCGGCTGATAGCTCGATTTGCTTCCGTTCGAACAATCGTTCTCGCCTTTTTCTCGTTTCCACCCAGCGTTTTTGCAATTCTGCCCGCCATTTTAGTGTAGCTATCTCCAGAAGCTAACCCTACTGCCAATGTTTTTTGAATATCGGAAACAATCTGTTTTCGCCGGCGTTGGAATACAGTAGACAGCGTTAATTTGGGTATCGGATATTCCACAATATGCCGTACTGTTTCCGGTGTAACTGCAAGTGCACCGCCAAACAACGATTGCAAGGTCGCATTGCCAGCGGTCACTTGTTGGACGGCTGCTGCCATACCGGTATAGCACGTTGTGTACATATCCTCTACTGTTTTCCGTATCTTTCGTTCCATTGGTTCTCCTAAGCCATCCAGGTGGCTTAGAACGTCTTCCAGGAAGTTCTTATACTGCCCTGCGGCTTGCAGATCTCCTCTCGTTAAAATACTGGTTTCAGGATCTCCATAACCGGCATAGTACTTTCCAAGGATTGCTTGCAGCTCAATCAGCACATCTTGATACGCCTTCCGGATTTCAGCTTCCACGCCTTTTTCTCGATGCGCTGCGATGCGGCGAAGCTGCACTTGATAGTGCCACAAATCATACTGCATGATCTTCTCCGGCAGCTTCTTCCGGCACCTGGTACAGTGAATAGGAACCATCTTCCTGTTCTTTCAGCTGCATGACATAATCCACATCATCAATGAAACTGTAAGCGCTTTCATACACAACCTGTTCCGGCAATCCGGATGCAATCATTGCTTGTGCTGCCTGCGCTTCGCTCAACGCATCCAACGGAAAGTTTCGTTTAAATGTCATGGTACATTGTTCAGGCTTGCATGGAATTTTGCGCCGGTTCCAACTTCCTGCCAGAAGCTGGAACATATACATACCAGCGGATTGCATTTTAGCTTGCAGCATCCCGCACTTTGTCTCCAGCGGAATCATTTTGTATTTTAGGCTAACACCAGAGGCCGCCCCGAACGATTCGTCCCCCATGTTGGGCGTTCCGGATTCATAGCGAATGTTGTCTTCCAGACGCTTCGCATAATTCTCCTGCCAAGTCCCCGAGAAGTCTTTCGCCAAGTAATAGATTTTTCCGTTGTTGTTCGCACCGGAAAAGAATTGAATGGATCCGCTTTTTTGTGCTTCAACGATTTGTTCAGGCGTGATATTCACATTTTCAAATACCATGTAGGAATTGGAAAAGTTTTCCATCTCATTGCTGCAATCTGATAAAAACCGATCGTAAGCATCAATAGAAGCCAGTACTTTCTCTGCGTCCCCGATTAGTTCGTTATTGTTCGGAATTCCTTGCAGTGGGCATCCACCAAACAGATGCTGTATTGGATCACCTACTGCATGCAGCTTCGAGAAGGACTGCCCCTCGTAATAATACACAAACTCCTTATCGTAAAATTCCGCACGGTATACAGTATGATTGTGGATATCTCGCATGCTGTAATAGCGTACCCCGTATGCGGGCTCTGATATCTCACAGTTTTGTGGAATGATTGCAGCCTGATCCGGAAAGACTGACATGACATTCTCTTTCCCGCCGGGCTTATCAATGTAAAACAGGCGTGCACCGTATCCACAAATTGCAGCATATTTGACACACTGCATATCCACATCGTAGATATTTGCATGCGTTGTAAAATCTGTCAGCGCTTTGGTGCAGGCTTTTACGGCTTCTTCTCCACCTGTCTCTGCAATAGATTCATCTGTTTTGGAATAGCTGTATGTAATCGGCTTCCCGGCGAAATATCCTGTTTTTAGGTCGATGATTTCGGAAAAGAAATCGGTGTTGATCTGATTGTTCAGCTGCGCATAGTTCTCATGGAAGCGTGGGATCCGCTGAAAAATTGGTACGCCTTCCCGGAACGTACTGTATCGCATTCGCAGTTTGTAATTGTAGCGGCTGTTCCATCGGTGCTTCCAGATGATATGCGAAACCAATTCCGGTGTGATCCCGTTTGCTTCAATCGCTTCTCGCTCCGCTGTGAAATCGGGGTATCCTTCCCGTACTTTTCTTGCCATATTCTCCCTTCCCTCTTATAATCTGATTTTGCTTGCAGTTGCACCACCGTGCTGAATTGGTTCTGTTCCGTATCGCAATGCATCCATCAAATGATTGTTCTCATCGACTGGCAAATCAATTGGATTCCCGAATTTATCCGTTGCCCATCGGTAATTGCTGATTTCTTCAATGAAATGCGTGCACCGATAGTCCACAATGATTTTATATCCTTGCAGCCATTGAATGCCATACAGCACACTTCCACTGCCTTTCTGCGCAGGAGTTGCCCGAACGCCCAACCGGCACAGCTCTAAGATTTGTTGCGCACCAGCACAATCGCAGGTTACATAGCCGGATGCAATTCTATTTTTCACTTCCCGGGCAAGCGTTTCAAGTGAGATGCTGCCCTGATAGTATTCATCAAAAACATAGACAATTTTTTGACCAGCCTCAAAGTCAAAACGGACTAGCGCATTGGGGTCAACGACACCAAAGTCTAATCCGTTGTAAATATTTGCAAAATGCGGAATCTGGTCGGACAAATCAGCTGCTTCCCAGTTCTCAAATACAAGTCCTTTTGTAACGCCCCATCCGCCAAGCCCTGCGACTTTGTATCGTTCTGGGCGGTTTTTCTTCATGTCCTCAAACAAGTTCGCGTCTTCCTCGTCCAGCCATTCGTTGCAAAGATAATTGGTTGTAGTTGCAAGAATATTCGGTGATTGAATGTCAAAAAAGCGTTTTTTCAACCAATGCTGTGCACTCCATGGGTTGAATGTGATTACCCACTGTTTAAAATACCCTTCTGGCATCTCACCACGAATGGATTCGTCCAGCGTATCAAATTCAGTTTCTTTCAACAGCTCGTAAGCCTCTTCCAGCCACGCCCAACAGAGTACGCCATGCTCCACAGTGATAGACGTAACCTTCAACGAATCATCCAATCCACGGAACAGAATTTTTTGTCCGGTTGGCAAGTACGTTATTTCAAGCGGTGATTCTTTCCACGCCCACCATTTTTCAACATGCAGCCGATGTACTGCCCATTTCAGATCTGTAAAACAGCTGTCTTTCAGGGTGCGCCCGATTTTTCGTACAACCAGCAGATTTGCTAATGGGTATTTCATCATCAAGTAAATCCATCGAAGGGCTGTTGTCTTGGACTTCTTCGAGGCTCGTCCGCCTTTGCAAACGTTATAACGCCCTTTGAATTCCCAGAACGCTTTATAGCCTTTTCCGACAACATCAGGCAGATAAATTTTATTAGGGTTCAAGGTCATCTTCTCCACAGATCACAACTGGTACCTCTCCAGCAATATCTAATTTTTCTTTATACAGCCCGAATCGCTTGCCAAGAAGTTCTGCTGCCCGCAGCCGTTCTTTCTCGTCCGGAGGTTTTTCAATCAACCTAGCTTTACTGCATCCTTCTCCAGTCCCTTCTACAACGCAAACAGTTGACTGTGTGCTGCCTCGCAGAACAGCAGTTAGATATTCCATGACTTCTTTTGCATCTGCCATCTTTGCAGAGCTAATTTTCTCCATTTGTGCTTCGATGTAGGCTTTAATTTCAGCATTTTTGAGCAATCTGTATGCATTTGCAGCAGCAACAGCATCATTTTTCACATTCGGGTATGCTGCTTTGTACGCTCGAACCCTGTTTAAATCAATCAAATACTCGTCTGCAAATATATGCTGTTTTCCAGTCATGTGATTTTCTCCTTTCCTGTAGTGCTTTTAGGGTATAAAAAATGCCGCTCGGATTTGCTCCTGCGGCATTTTTTTATTTTGTCAGTATAATCATACCACGGAATTCAGATTATTTCAAGTGAGATTGAGTGAGGCTTTTTAGAAAAGTTTCCTTGCTAATTTCTCATGATATTATTATAGCACAGGTTAAGTGTACGATTCAATACGATTTTTCAGCATCACCAATGCTTTTTTATGCCATCGATGAAACGTATCCCGTGAGCATGCCATCTCTACACATACCTGTTCGCAAGTCATACAATCCAAATAACGGTATCGCATTAGTCGCCGTAGATCGGGTGGCAGTAATGTAATGGCATTTTCCACTGATGCTTGCTTTTCTAACAACTCACGTTGTTTTCTCAGGTACAGTTGCTCCAACGCTTCTTTTTGTTCCACATATCGTTGTGCTTCTGGTACTGGTTCTCCTCGCTGCCGTGGAGTATCGCTGTAAGCCATACCGTGGTAGCCTTTATTCTTCTCCAATGCAGATAACCGCTTTTGTATGTCAGCCAATTCACGTTTAATGCTGCCGTATTGCAACAATTCCTCTTTCGTCATACCCCATACCTCCGTTCCAGCCTGTAGGCTTCCCCGCATTGATAATGCCGATCTAAGTAATTATCTGCTGTTGCAACATCCGGAAAATAGATCACCTGATTCTGCCGATCCGCTAGCACGCGACCGGTTATGCGGTTGCGTACAACGTAGCATACGCCAGGCTTGGGGTCAACCAGGTTGCTGATGGTTTCTGTCACATCGTTCCAACCGGCTGGCTGTGATGCACGTTTCAGCGCTGCACGTTTTTCTCGCCGGAACCTGTTTTCCCGTTCCCGGGCACAGTTCCGGCAGAACCGGCGTGCAATGCTCAGCGCTTGCACCGGTTCGCCGCATGTTTCACAAAATATGGTTATCATGGCTGTGCCTCCTCGTCCATTCTTGCTCCGCAGTTCGGGCAGTAATCAAACGTATCTGTCGGCATAAAAAACGCCTTTTTGCATCTACCACAGATAGCAGCCCCATTCTTGAACGTTTCACCGTCGTAACTCGTGACATCTTCTCGTGTCCAGTGGGCTTTCGGCGGCTGGTTTGCCCGCTGATTCCATTCATCAGCAGCAACTTTTCTCGCAGTATAGTCAACACACGCCACAACCGTTCTGCTTCTTGCAAGGCATTTTGTACACATCACAAAAGCACTAGCGTCACGGAATCCCATTTCCGCCTCGCCGCCACAAAACGGACAGCTTTTCAATTTGATCTCACTCATTTTCTTCCACCTCCTCAATCCGCACATAAACACCCGGCACATTCGCCCAGAACTTCTCCACGACTGCGCTGTAAATCTGCTTATCGTCTTTCCAATACCCCAGCTTGGTCATGATGTCGAACAGTGCCTTGCACAGATTGTCCACATCTGGCTTGTTGGTATAAGGTTCACCATCTGTATGCTTGGCTTTCAGTGGGAAGCACCACTTTACTACCAACTGTACTGCGCTGGTGTATGGCTGTTCTGGAATGTGCTTCCGCAAGTGGGCGGCAAGCTTGGCTTCTGCTTCTCCGTTCCCACGTTTGTAAAATCGATGAACGCCACGTTGATCAACCGTGTGCCCTTGCTGCTGATGGGTACTGGTTGGCGGTTCCATCGGCATGAAAAATTCTGTCATATTTTCTACCTCCATTTCTGAATTTTCTGGTTCGCTTTTGTCAATGTCAGACGACAAGTGTTACAAGAGTGCTGTGCATTCGCACTCTTGTTACTTGTTGTCATTGACGTCAATATTGCGACAGCGACAAGTATATATTTATATATACACTGTTGTCGCAATTTTTGTCGTTCCATTATTCTCCTTTTTCAGCAAGTTTGATATTGCCATTTTCTAGTGTCAATTTGTCGTGTTCCTTGACTCGTCTTTCGACTGTACGCCGACTGATTCCGAGGTATTCTGCCATATCGTCTACCGTCACCGCGCCGTCCATATTGCAAGCATGAAACGCATTGAGCAGAGCTGCTTTCTTGTCCGCTTTCTGAGCGGCATACGTCTCCTTGGTTTTCTCTCCACGTTTCTTGTTCCCACGCTGAAACGGCTGCATTTCACTTTCTGCTTGCAAGTCTTTCAGCACACCAACGGTGTCCTCCACATGAATGGGATACCGGAACCACAGATTCTTCGGCTCGAACTTCGGAAACTCCCGGAGGGTACCGTCCAGCCGCCATGTCGTTCGCTGCTTGACATTGGCTCTCACAGCTTCCAGGCTGCGCTGTAAGGCATCGTAGCAAGTAGATGGCAAATGGTCTCGGCAAAGCTTTAAAGCCGCTACAGCGCTCAGCAGATCATCCGGAAAAGCATCTGCCAGTACGGCTGGAGCATGAATTCGCAATTGCTCCACACAAGCTTCGCAAATTGCCGTGTTGGTTTCCTGTTTGAGAATGTCTTCTGTAAGCTCCAGTTCGGTCATATCAATGAGGGCATCCGGGTCACGGGCAAACACGCCGCTGCCGGATGCACGGTCCATGCTGCGCTTGCCGCCCTGTGCGCCCTTGCTGTGGTGGTGGCAGTAGATCACAGCACAGCCAAGCTGCGTGCAAACCTTGTCGAACTGATTGCAGAAGTGTGCCATTTGGTCGGCACTGTTTTCGTCACCGGTGATGACCTTGTAAATGGGGTCAATGATGACAGCGATGTATTGCTTTTTCTTGGCACGGCGGATCAAGCTTGGGGCTAGTTTGTCCATTGGTTTGGTTGTCCCACGCAAATTCCAGATATCGATGCTGGATAAGTTGGCGGCTGGCAGCTGCATAGCTTGATAGACGTCCCGGAACCGATGCAGGCAGCTTGGCCGGTCTAGTTCTAGATTGACATACAGCACACGCCCTTTGGCGCATTGCCAGCCCATCCACTTTCTGCCTTCTGCCATTGCAATGCATAATTCAATTAATGCAAAAGACTTTCCGGCCTTGGACGGCCCGGCAATCAGCATCTTGTGCCCCTGCCGCAGCACATTTTCAATCAAAGGGGGAGAGAGTTCCGGCATATTTTCCCATGCTTCTGCCATACTCTCAAATTCCGGTAGATCATCTGTAATGCTGTCGATGTAGTCTTTCCATTCGTCCCAGCTGCCCATGCCAATGTTTACAGCAACTAAGTATTGCTTTTTTTCTCCGCGCAGCACACCGGGCATGCGGGACAAACGAGAGGGATTTTTACAGGAACGATCCACTTGAAGCCCGTTTTTGTCGCAAACCTGATACAAAAACGCCACTCGCTCCCGGTATTCCTTTGCATTCCCTGCCTCCACTCGCACAATGGCATGCAGGCTCTTCCCGCCACTGTAGACCAGGCATGCAATCGGTAATTGCAAATCTCGCATAATTCCGTTTTGCTGTTCAATGGGAATCCCATCAGATTCTACCAAGGCATAGCGAAAATCTGTTACATTTTCATTTTTACCGCCTTTCCCATCCAGCGGATTAAATCGGATCCATGCTCCAATTTCAGGATCATAGTCGCCGAAAACTGCGCCAAGGTCATTTTCGCAATATGTCAGGTCTTCTAGCAGTTTTCCGGCGGTTCGGTCACAGCTTCCTGCATCCGGAAGATGCTTTCCGTCTTGATTTTTCCAACTGCGCACGACATAGCCAACATTCTCTTCTGCTTGAAACAACGTGCTGATATAGGTGCTAATCTCCTTTACTGGATCCCATTCTGAAAACAACGGTTTTACCGGAAGTGCTTGTGTTTGAAGCGGACTCGTGATTGCATAATCCTCTCCGATGTAATCCTCCCAGTCCAGCGCACGGGATTCTTTTTGGGGACTGCTGTGTGGACGGTAACCGCCTTCCAATGCCAGATGTACGATAGTGCCGGCAGTGACCGGATGCTCAGAACCGGCAAAAGTACGCCACTTCTTTTCACATTCTCCGCTGTGATACCGGGCACTGTCACGCTGTGACCAGCCATCCCAAACGGAAACGTCATAGCCGGAATCTTTCAGTGCCATGCCAATGCCGCACCACTCCTGATAGGTCAGGCAGGATGGATTGATATAATCCAGTAGTTCGTCTAAATTGTCGTCTTTGTAGGTATCCAAAAAATCACCCTTTCTATTGACAAAATCATAAGGTTATGCTATACTGAAATCACAAAAAACACGCCATTTCCAATTGAAACGGAGGTTATACGCATGAGTACCAAAGAAATGCTGCTTCACGAAATCGATGCCATGAACGAAAAGCAGCTGCAGGGACTGCTGCTGTTTATTCAGGGCTGCTATGCAGAAATCCCCAATGAAGAAACACGTTCTGTTTTAGACGATGTAAAACAGGGCAAGAACATGACCGGACCGTTTTCTTCCGTGAAAGAACTCATGGAGGACTTAGATGCTGAAGATTGAATACCACAAGTCCTTCAAAAAGGATTATAAACGGATCAAAAAGCAGGGCTACAGCATTACAAAGCTGGAAACCGTGATTGCTCTGCTGGCAGAAGAACAGCAACTGCCGGAATCTTATCGGGATCATGCTTTAAAGGGCAACTACGATGAATTCCGAGAGTGCCACATCCAACCGGATTGGCTGCTTATTTACCGAGTCGAAAAAGACAAACTGGTTCTGGTACTTTCCCGTACCGGCAGCCACAGCGAACTCTTTGACAAATAACCACAGGCAGACTGCAAAAAGCGGTCTGTCTTTTTTATTTTTCCGGCACATACTCCGCCACCATGATCGCCCTCGGCACATGCCAGCCGTTCGCTGCAATACGGTTAATGAGATTTTTGGCTGCATCGAATGACCAGCCTCCAACATGTTGAAAGCCGTACTTCTCCAGGCAGCGAATCTGCTTCGGCGTTGCCAGTCCGCTCTGCTGCCGCTGTGCCACTGTGCGGAGAATTTGTTCCGCTTTCCCGGCACTTTCTACGGCATCCGGATTGATACCCCGTTTCTCCAAGTCCTTCTTCTGCTTGTCCGTTGGTGGATGGGATTCCCACCCAAATGCCGGCACATAACCGGAAAGGTCCTGTGACTGGATCGACATCTCATATTGCAGTGGGTCTACCAGCTTAGACTTTCGTTTCTTCATGGATTCCAGCTGTTCTGCCAGCTTGGACTCCCGGTCTGCCACCACGTCTTCAGACGCTTTGTTTTCGGCTTCCTCGATGTCCACGGGTACGCCGGGCAGCTGCTCCAGCTACTGGGTCATCTTCTGCTGCACTTCCTCATCCTCGCAGATCAGACACGCCGGACGGCACAGCTCGTGCTTCTCCGTGTTCCACAGAAAATCCAGCAGCAAGAGATGATCTTTCCCCTCTGCCAGCCGTGTGCCACGTCCCACCATCTGACAGTACAAGGCGCGAACCTTTGTGGAGCGCAACACCACCACACAATCTACATCCGGACAGTCCCAGCCCTCGGTGAGCAGCATGCTGTTGCACAGCACGTTGTACTTGCCGTCAGCGAAATCCTGCAAAACCTGTTCCCGGTCGTCGGATTCGCCGTTGACCTCTGCCGCACGGAAACCGTGCTGACAGAGCATGTCCCGGAATTTTTGGGATGTCTTGACCAGCGGCAGGAATACCACTGTTTTGCGATTGGCGCAGTGCTTTGCCATTTCTGCTGCAATCTGATCCAAATAAGGATCCAGCGCCGTGGCGATGTCACCGGGTTTGTAATCTCCGGCAGCTGTCCCCACATGGGTGAAATCAATCTGCACCGGCACAGTCAGTGCCCGGATGGGCGTTAAGTATCCCTCGTGAATGGCCTGTGGCAGCGTGTATTCATACGCCAGACTGTCGAACACCTTGCCCAGATTCTGCTTGTCGCCCCGGTCAGGCGTTGCTGTCACACCCAGCACATTGGCATCGGCAAAGTGATCCAGAATTACCTGATAACTACCGGAAATGGCGTGGTGTGCTTCGTCAATGATGATAGTCTGGAAGTAATCGGGGTGGAACTGGTCAAGGCGTTTCTGCCGCATAAGGGTCTGCACGCTGCCTACCACTACCCGATACCATTCCCCCAGGCAGGTTTGCTCTGCCTTTTCCACAGCACATTTCAAACCGCTGGTACGTTCCAGCTTGTCCGCAGCCTGTTGGAGCAGCTCACCCCGATGTGCCAGAATCAATACTTTTCCGCCGCTGCGCACTTCATCTTCTGCAATCTTTGCAAAAACAATGGTTTTTCCACAACCGGTCGGCAGTACCAGCAGCGTGCGCTTCCTGCCTTCGTCCCACTCCTTGTGCACGGCTTCTCTTGCCGCTTGCTGATAAGGTCGCATTTGCATGGCATATCACTCCTTAAAACTGACCATTGTTCCAGCTGCTTTGTGGTGCGCTCTGCTGCGGCTGCCAGGTTTGTGGGCTGCTTTGCGGAT